CTTTGCTTTTACGGTATCGCTCCCTCGCAGTCATGAAGCCCTCAACATCCTCGGCATCGTTTGAACGCCATACATGCCAGTATCCTGTAAAGGGCAGCCCGTAATGATCGTCAAAGAAGTCCATCATCTGCAGGACGTTCATAAACCCTTCCATTTCGTGTAACCGGCGATTTGGTATAGGGAGGGGTTTTGCTTCTGATCTGCGCTCTGGGAAGTACCATATGCGCTCACGATCTATGACGATCTTGACTACGGCAATGCAGGTTTTTTCTCCGAGGGCTTCTCCTTGTTCTGCGTAAAGCCTAATACGGTCACCGACCTTGCATTTTGCTTCTCTCCTGATGGTGCTGATCTTATCGTTTGATTTGATCTTGGCAGTAAATTCTTGTTTGAATGTAAAATCAGGCATCACACACCTTCACAATCTCATATCCTCCATTTTCAAGAGCGCGAACAACATCAAGTAAAGTTTCCTCGATAACAATATTTTTTGCATAATTGTCCGTTGATATTGAAAAATATAGCTCGTTAATAAGAAGTTTCTTTGCATCAATTCTTTGTAAATTACTCATTATCTTCTCCTAATTTATCGCCAAAATAATTATTTATCGCGCGGCGGGTGACTGGCGCTACTCTTTGTATAAGTTTAATTTTATTTCTCCACTTCAATTGTTATAATACTGAGGTCTCCAAGATTATCTTGGATCATTTCTTTTATATATTCGTTGTCAACACCACACTCATCTTTATGGAATACGCGGATAACAAGTTCAAGACTACCATCCACAGCCCACTCTTGTTTAACGCGTTCGTACTCTGTCATCAGAGATGGATTTAAGGTTAAACCCTCTTTTAAAGCTCGCTCTATATTATCCAAGAAACCGCTAGTAGGGCACGAATAACAATAAGAAATACCATCCTCTGCTTTTGCGGTATTTGTTTTTATTGCAATGGTTTTGAAGAGATTATAATCAGTATTTAACCTTAATAAGGTAATTATATTAGCTGATATTATGCTAACATCTTTTAATGTTCTATCTTCCGTTAGCTCAATATAAGGACCCGTTAAGTTATATGTATTTGCATATACAACCTCATTCTTATAAACTTTAATTCCGTTATTATAGATAATATTTGACGGTTCAAATGTTACTGAAATATTATTCTTTTGAAGATCTGGCTGCGCGTCTAAAAACACGCTTTTGTTATCAACAAATTCCGCAAATTCATCACTATGCACTACAAAAACTATGTCGCCGCTAGTAGAATAGGCCTCATTTTCTTCATAAACTTCGGTAATTCCTTTTTCATCGCGGCAATTACTTTCTAACTCACGGAATGCTTGCCAAACCTCCCAATGTGCGCCGAGATTTGTAGTAAAAGGTAGCGCATTTTCATTCATTGTGACTTGAGCAAAATCATTGCCACGCATATTCAAATCTGCTGTGCCGAATTTGTATTCACTTCCCTTTATCCAAAGTGATATTTCGATACCTTCTCTTAAAAGAATTGCTATTGCGTATTTCAAACCAGTCCCAAATTTACCTATAGAATTTTGAGAGCCTTTAGCACTTGCTCCAAATACGGATATGCATTCAATAGCAAAATCGCCTTTATTTTTAAATATCGTAGTTTTCATTATTATTTCCTCATTTTGAATAAATTGAGGGGCTTTCACCCTCGTTGCTTTTTATGGGCAGCACCACTGGTTTTTACCACAAGCGCTGTTGAGACTTTTATAGCATATTAAGCTTTGCTAAAAGCTCCGTTAAAGCCGTAAAGTTTGAACCCGTAACGGCATCATTAGCAAGGCAGTCAAAATCTCTAAGAACCTCTTCTTTTTTATCTAACTCCCTTTGAAGAGAAATAAGTTTGCGCTTAACTTCGATATATTTCTCAAGCAATGCCTTAGCCTCCTCTTCTTTTAAAATGTCATTTGCTTCTTTTATTATATTAACCATTTTTATCTCCTATGGTTTATTTTGGCATGATTGCCTAAAATTTAATTTTTCTATGTTTTATCATATTCCCATGTTAATTTTCTCTTTAAGGGTTGAGGGTTGCGTAACAGACCTCAAGGCTATTCCCCGCGTCCTGACAGGCTTTAATATCGTTCCCGTTCATAAATCCAATCATAAGGACAGACGCTACTAAAATAAAGCCTACGGACAATGCTATATGGGTTTCAGTCATCATTATTCCCCCTCATCAATTTATGCGATTTTTTAAAATTATCTGCAATATTTACTAATTTTTTAAGTTCTCCCATATTAAGAGTAATGCGGCTTTTAAAGCTATCTTCAACCGCTATACTTATAACTGTGCCGATATCTCCACCATAATTATCTATACAAACTTCCATTTCTTCGTAATCATGATGGGAAAGTGTTGTTTGATATGTGTGAAATCCCTTCATAATACACCCCCTGCGCCGCTATGAAGCGTTCCATGCTCCTTAGGATCGCCATGATAGTATTCAAAATCTACGCTGCTTGGAACTTTCTGTTTTATTACGCGCTCGCCCTCATCATCGTATATATATTCGATCAGGTTTATTTCTGCACTGGCGGTCTCTCCATTTTTGCAATCAAGCAAGTCCAGACACTCTTCTTGATAATCCTCATCAGCGGCATTTTGGGCTTCTTGGCGGCTTTTAAAGTCTGCGTCAAAAACCATATCGTCCCGCTCAAAAGTCCAATAAGTGTCTTTTTCTATTTCTAACATTCTTCTAATCTTTCTTTTAAAGGTTTTAAAATACAGTCAAGCTCAATTCGGCTATATCCAATCTCAAGGGCTATCTTTCTACGTTCCCTACTGTCCTTACATGTCGAGGCAAGGCCAACCATATTGCTTATATTATTCTCATGGAAGGCTATCCGAGCGTCTATGTCTTCAAGGCGCATTCTCTTTATATTATCGTTTCTGGGACGCTTGTATCCCGCTATAACTGCTAATCCGTGGTTTTGAAGCATAAGTTTAGTTGTTTCATTTTTCATTTTCTATTCCTTTTGATATTTTTCTATTTATTATTTAGTAAGATTTGGAGCATTGAAGTTATGTTTGTAGTCCCTGAGAAGAATATTACCTGATGTTATGAGCTGCGGGGCATTAAAATCGCGCTTATAGCCATTAAGATTGATGGAGCCTGATGCAATAAGTTTTGGAACCTTAAAATTATGCTCGTAACCATTAAGGTAAATATCACCTGATATGGTAAGACTTGAGGCGTTGAAATCATACTCATAGCCATTAAGATCAATATTACCTGTTTTGTTAAGACTTGGCGCATTAAAATTACGCTTATAGCCTTTAAGATAAATACCACCTGATTTGGTGAGATTTGGAACCTTAAAATTATGCTCGTAGCCGCTGAGATCAATATAACCTGATTTAGTGAGCTGTGGCGCATTAAAATTATGCTCAAAGCCGCTGAGATCAATATAACCTGATTTAGTGAGCTGTGGCGCATTAAAATTATGCTCAAAGCCTCTGAAATTAATATAGCCTGATGTGATTAGGTTGGGGGCATTAAAATCATGTTTGTAGCCCCAAAGGTAAATATCACCTGATGTAGTTAGCTTTGGCGCATTAAAATCATGCTCGTGGCCCCAGAGGCAAATATCGCCTGATGTAATAAGTTTTGGTACATTAAAATCATACTTGAAGTCGCCGAGATTAATATCACCTGATTTAACAAGTTGTGGAGCATTGAAATCATACTTGAAGTCGCCGAGATTAATATCACCTGATTTAACAAGTTGTGGAGCATTGAAATCATACTTGAAGCCTATAAGATCAATATCGCTTAATGTTGAGACCATACCATTAGGAGTAACTGTATAGGGTATTTTTAGCTTATCCATTAATTCAGTTGTTTCATTTTTCATTTTATTTGTTCCTTTTGTTTATGGTTTAGATTTTTCTATTTATTATTTAGGTGACCGCGCCCAGCGTGTGGGGGAGGGGCGCGGTCATAAGGTTATACCTGCTCTCCAAGTACAAAGCTTATGTGTTATGTTATAGATCGTTTTAAAAGCATTGTAAACACAATAAGCGCACTTTTAGCAATATATTAAATGCACCTTTTCTTATTGACTATTATATTATATAATTCATAATCGCACAAAACGGAGATACATTAATGAACAGATCGTTTAAAAAAAACCAGTTCAAAAGTAAAATGGGAGCTATAAAAAGTGCTAAGCGTTGTCACGCGTGCCTTGATTGCCGCTATAGCCAAGAGAAAATATACAAAACATGCCCAGAGTGCGGGTCTAAAAATAGGCAATATTTCATGAGTTCCGCAGAACACAAGCGCGGCATGCTGCTTTTGACACTTTGCGCGGCTGGGACAATTTCAAATCTGCGATTTCAGCCGAGGTATGAGTTAAAAATAAATAACGCAAAAATAACAACTTATGTTGCTGATGCCGAGTATATAGAGGATGGAGTTCTGGTGGTTGAGGACACAAAACCCAAGGATTTTATAGACAAATCGGCACTTATAAAAATAAAACTATTTGAAGCATTATTTGGGATAATAGTAAGAATTCCACAACGCGCAAGCGGGGATAGGTCAAAGTGAAAGCCTGTTTAATTTCACAAATTTAATAGACTAAAGGAAAAATTATTATGAATGATATAGGACACAATTCAGATGGTCTTGAAGATAAAATTCAAGAAGCATTTGTTGAATACGCCAATTGCGATGAAGAAAGCGCGGTCTTAAATAAAAAACGTGCAGAAATAAGGGGAAAAGTAGAAGAATGGGGCATTGACCGCAAAGCCTTTCATGACCAATACATACGCGCTAAGCGTAAGCGGAATGAAAAAGAAGGCTATGACGAAAGTGCGCAAGTCTGCAAAGAAGCATTAAATAAAATGGATCAGATCGATCTATTTGAGTTCGTTGATCGCATGAAGGAAGAGCGTAAAGCCAAAAAAGCTGCAAAGGCCAAGGCTGCAAAGGCCAAGGACGATGAATTCAAACCCGCACACAAACGCAAGCCAAAACCTGTATCCGGTAAGGACGCAGCGGCGGGCGAAAAGGCTGACGATAGTGTCGGCGAACAGCAAGCCGCCGCCTATCAAAAGGCACACGGAAACGGGGCTTCTGGAACCAAACTGAAATCTGTAAATTAGAAAGGAAACACTATGCATTATCTTATGCAATTCTTTGAATACAAGCACCTTCCAGACCACCTTAAGGAAGTAAGTTCTCAATTTGGGGACTTGGCCGGGGACATCGACGCGACGTTGCCAGATAACCCGGAAAAGACGACTGCGTTGCGAAAATTGCTTGAAGCCAAAGACTGCGCAGTTCGTGCGGTTATCTTTAAACAACAATCTGAAACCAATCTAAACAAAAGGAACGATAATATGAGCGCAATATATCTAGTAAAAACCCCATCTGAAGAACGCCTAATACAGGCGGGATCCAAAAGCGTTGCTATAAATCACGCTGTAAAAAGTGCAGTCGAAGCAAAAGCTATTACTGCACTTGAATTGGTCGAGTTTATGAAAAAGGGCTTGGTTGTTGAAATCGCCAACAAAAAACATTCTTTTAATGAAGCAGAACCAGTTGATTGTGAAGCAATTCAAGAGTAGTGTTTTCAAGTGAGGGGCTATACTGGAAGTCATGAACCAGTGAAGCTCACCCTAGCGGGCGCGCCCCCACACTTTAACTTGAAGGCTAGGAAACGCTAGGAGGTAAAATGTCGCAAGATAAAATATTTAGAGTGGACTGGTATGCTGCTGATGCTTATGTGGATTTCAGTCGTATGGATGCGCACGAAATCGCCGTCATGATCCAAATAATAAATCTTATATACCTCAACCAAGGCGCAATCGAAAATGAACCCAAGTGGATAGCTCGCAGCATAAGAGATATGGGGTCTGCAAAATGCCGAAATATTATCAATAAATTGATAGAAAAAAACGCACTTTTTTTGCAAAACGATGGCAAAATTTCACAAAAACGAACTCAAAACGAACTCAAAACGGTGGAGAAACGAAAACAAAACGCAAGCAAAACGGGGAAAAAAGGGGCTGAAAATAGATGGAGAAATGAAGAAAAACAAACACTTAGCAATGGCGAGGGCATAAGTAGTGCTATGGCTAGTACTAGTACCAGTACCAGTACCAGTAAAGAAAGACCCCCCCTACCCCCCGCTGGGGGAATGGCGGTTGAAAAACAATTCAAATTGCCAAATGGAGATTTTGAAAGTTTCGATGGATTGTTTGAAAGATTTTGGAAAGCCTACCCTAACATTCGAAACAAAGGGCATAAATCCAAAGCAAAAGAGCAATTTAAAAATATGTTAAAAAAAGGAGAAAGCTATGAGAGAATTGGAAGAGGAATTACCAAATATCGCAGATATTGTGAAAATGAGGGACAAAAAAACTCCGATATGTTCAGGTGGATTAGAGATAAAGGATGGGAGAATAATTACGAAATACCAACAAAAACAAGTGCTTATGGCGGACGAGGTGTCGGATATTCTCTCGAAGCTACGCACAATCAAGCTTTGGACGATAAAACCAGACAACCAGCGGGACGCAAAGACCGCCTTAAAAATCTTGGAATTGACTGAAATTAAAGCCGATTACAAAAATGCTGTTTATTGGCTAACTAGGCTGTTGGCGCACTTCCCAACGCGTGAGGTCGGAAAGGATAGCGTAATTATTTCGGATATAGCCAGCGCGGTTGTTGGCGATAAAGCTAGCCTAATTGCAATTGCCCATACCTGCGATGACCTCTGGCGTAGTGCGACCAAAGAAAATCCATTTATGCCGCCATCTGGTGAAATTCTGGATAAGATTTTGGGAAAAACAAGGTATTATGAATTAGAAAAACGCAGAATATTAAAATTCTTTGAAAAATCATCTGCTTGATAATTTGAATTTTTATGCTAAAATTGCAGAATATTTGAAAGAGATTTGAAAGAGCATGAGCAAAACTATTGCATGGCCAGCGAAAAAAATATCAATGATATCAACCAATAGTCTGGTTGGATATGAAAATAATAGTCGAACTCACAGCGAAGAACAAATCAAGCAAATTGAAGCATCGATACAAGAATGGGGCTGGACTATGCCTATTTTGATTGATGAGAAAAACATAGTCTTGGCTGGACACGCTCGCCTGCTCGCTGCTTCAAATCTTGGTATTAATGAAGTTCCTTGCATCGTAGCTTCGAACTGGAGTGATCCACAAAAAAAGGCTTACGTGATAGCCGATAACAAGCTATCTGATAATGCTGGTTGGGACGATGGTCTGCTCGCTGCTGAATTCGGCGACCTTAAGGAACTTGGATACAACGTAGAGCTTACAGGCTTCTCACTTGGGGAGATTTCAAAACTTAACTTTGACAGCAAGGACGGCAATACTGATCCTGATGATGTTCCCGAAACTCCTGAAGAGCCAACAGCAAAGGCTGGGCAGATATGGAAGCTCGGACAACATCGCCTTATGTGCGGCGACAGTACCGACACCAGCGCAGTTGAAGCCCTTATGGATGGTTATCTCGCTGATATGCTTTTAACCGACCCACCGTACAACGTGGCGTATGAAGGAAAGACCAAAGACGCGCTCAAAATTCAAAATGATCATATGTCCGATGCTAATTTCCGAGATTTCCTCGTGTCTTGCTTCAAAAATGCGAACAAAAGTCTCCGAAAAGGTGGAGTGTTCTACATTTGGCATGCTGATAGTGAAGGATACAACTTCCGAGGTGCAGCTCAAGAAGCAGGATGGACGATCCGCCAGTGTCTAATTTGGCTCAAGAACACCATGGTTATGGGACGACAAGATTATCATTGTAAGCACGAACCTTGCCTGTATGGATGGAAAGACGGCGCAGCGCACTACTGGGCTGCTGATCGTAAGCAAACCACCATTCTTGAATTTGATCGCCCCACAAAGTCCACAGATCACCCCACGATGAAGCCAGTTGCCTTGTTTGAGTACCAAATCCTCAATAACACTCAGCCAGGGGATGCGGTTCTAGACCTTTTTGTCGGCTCCGGCACAATGGTTATTGCCGCGCAGAAAACTGGACGTAAAGCTTATGCAATGGAGTTTGATCCTCACTACTGTGATGTTGTTATACGCCGCTGGGAAGAGTTCACAGGCGAGAAAGCGGAGCTTGTAAATGGTTAAAAAGTACGAGCGCAAAACGCCTAAAAAGGGCTTTAAAGCTGATGAGCGGAAGATTTTACCTGATGGCTCTCCTAACCCTGTAACACACGGCGCACCTGAAGGAAGCTGGGGACAGCCTAAGCACGAAGTTACCGAAGAAAATAAGCGTATTATTAAAGCTTTAGTCGCTTATGGCGTTCCATATGCCGAGGTCGCAACGCAACTTCAAATATCAGTCGACACACTCTCACGTCATTACAAGCTCGAACTTGAAACAGCCAAGGCAGAAGCGGTTGCGAAGATGGGAGAGGGAGTTTATCGCCGCGGGATAGATGGCAGCATACAAGACGCGCATTTCTACTTAAAAACTCAAGGATATAAGTATGGCTGGAGCGAACGAACTCAAATTGAGCACACAGGAAAAGACGGCGGGGCGATTAAGAATGAAACTGTCCTCTTACCCGCAACTGATGAGCTACTTAAACGGTTTGCCAGAGACGGAGAGGACACATCACCTTAGGTACTTAGGGCGCACAGACCTCTATTTTCTCCTACGCTACCTCCTGAACCGCGCAGACATCGAGCATCAATGGTTATTCAAAAGATGCCGTGAAGTTGAAGCCGCACCAGATGGTTACCTCGATCTCTGGGCGCGCGAACATTACAAATCCACAATTATTACATTTGGCAAAACTATCCAAGATATACTCGCCAGCCACGGCGATGATCCTATCCTCCCTGAAGAGCTTACATTCGGCATATTCTCCCACTCGCGCCCTATTGCTAAAGGCTTCCTGCGCCAGATCAAGCAGGAGTTTGAGCAAAACCAAGTCTTGAAGGAACTGTATCCTGAAATATTATGGTCTGATCCTAAGCGTAGTGCGCCCAAGTGGTCAGAGGATGAGGGCATAAGCGTTCGCCGTAAGTCTAACCCGAAAGAGCAGACTATCGAAGCTTGGGGCGTTGTGGACGGACAGCCTATTGGGAAGCACTTTGGAGTTCTTGTCTATGATGATGTGGTTGTTCCCGCTAGCGTAACAACTCCTGAAATGATGAAGAAAACACTCGAAAGCCTACAAAACTCATACAATCTGGGCGCAGAGGGTGGATTGAGACGCTTCATCGGCACACGATATCACTTTAACGATGCTTATCGATCAATTATGGACAGCAATTCCGCAATTCCGCGCATCTACCCTGCGACAGACGATGGAACGCCTGATGGCGTTCCTGTATTGCTTACTGTTGAACGCTTGGCAGAAAAACGCCGTGACCAGGGGCCATATATCTTTGGTTGTCAGTTAATGATGAACCCGACCGCCGATGCTACGCAGGGCTTTCAAGCATCTTGGATGCGTTATTACGATAACGTCAATCTTAAAATCGGCAATATCTATCTTCTGTTTGATCCAGCAAATGAGAAGAAAAAAACGAACGATTACACATGCGGCTGGGTTGCACTCCTATGTCCTGACAAGAAAATACGGATATTAAATATCGTTAGAGATCGCCTCAATCTAACAGAGCGAACCAGATTAATGATGGAATGGCACCGTAAATACAAACCTATACGGCAAGACGGTGTTCGATATGAGAAGTACGGAAAGGACGCTGATATAGATCATATCAAAGGGCAAATGGAGATTGAAAACTATGACTTTGAAATAACGGAAGTTGGAGGCTCAACCTCAAAGAATGATCGTATCCGCAGACTTATACCGTACTTTGAACAGGGGCGCATACTATTCCCTCGATCTCTCAACTATACAGATTATACAGGAAAAACTCGTGATCTTGTTGAAGATTTTATAAACGAAGAATTCAAACCGTTCCCAGTCCCTATTCACGATGACATGCTAGATGCGCTCGCTAGGCTTTTTGAACCAAAATTGCCATTGATATGGCCTAAAGAAAAAGCCATAATTGACCCTGTATTTGCTGGTGGTGGTGATTATGGTGGTCAGGGCTGGCTTGGCGGGTGATTGTCTAAATGTTAAAATTCATATATTGTTTAAAGAATTGCGATGCATAAAACTATTTTTAAGGTAATTAAAGGCGGCAAAATTTATGAAGATGTCAGTAAATCCGTTTTAGAAAAAGAAAAATCACTGGAGAAGCAAGATGCTAGAAGAAGCGATATCACTTACGGACAACAAGACAATAAAAACGGCTTTAAAACGTTTTAAACTTGCAGAGGAAGCAGAAAGCGACACCCGAAAGCGTGCGCTTATGGAGCTAAAGTTCCGCGCTGGGGATCAATGGCCAGATAACATCAAGCAAGAGCGCGCTTTGCAGCATCGTCCTTGCATTACGATAAATCAGCTCCCTAAGTTCATCCGCCAAGTAACAAATGATGCTCGTCAAAATAGGCCATCTATAAAAGTCCTTCCGACCGCTGACGCAACAAAAGACACTGCCGAGATTATGAATGGAATATGCCGTCAAATACAATCATCCTCGCAAGCAGATGTCGCTTACGATACTGCATGCGATATGCAGGCATCCATAGGTCTCGGCTACTTTCGTATTCTTACAGAATATTGTGACGATAATAGCTTCGATCAAGAGATAAAAATTAAGCGCATTAAAAACCCATTCACAGTTTATTTTGATCCGTCCTGCATAGAGCATGATTATTCTGATGCCAAATGGTGCTTTATTGTCTCGGATGTCCCTAAAGATGATTTTATTAATGATTATGACGGAAAATATACGGCTGACTATCAGATGGCTGCGACTGGGAACACTCAACCTGACTGGATGAATGAGGATTTCGTTCGTATTGCTGAATATTTTAGAGTTGAAGAAGAAAACAAAAAGATATTTTTGCTTGACGATAAGCGAGTTATTGATGAAGACGAAAAGCAGCAGCTAGAGGAAGCAGGTATAGAGTTCAGTATCGTAAATGAACGCGACACAACCGTTAAAAAGGTTGTCTGGAGCAAAATTACAGCAATAGAGGAACTGGACAAGAAGGATTGGGCAGGGCGATTTATTCCTGTTATTCCCGTTCTTGGTGAGGATTATGACATTGATGGAAAGCGCGTCATTCGTGGTATGGTATCTGACAGCATGGATGCGCAAAGGCTTTACAATTACAACTCGACAGCCTTCACAGAAGCCCTTGCGCTCGCTCCCAAGGCCCCGTTCATTATGGCGGAAGGTCAGGATGAAGGTTATGAGCGGTTTTGGGATAATGCGAATACTAAAGCTTACTCTCGGCTAATTTATAAGCCTGTTACAATCGGTGGTCAGGTTGCACCAAGCCCGCAACGAAATAGCGCAGAGCCACCAGTTCAGGCTCTAGCAATGGGAATTAGGCAGGCATCGGAAGACTTAAAAGGAACTACGGGAATTTATGATGCGTCCCTTGGCGCGCGCGGAAATGAGCAGTCTGGAAGAGCTATTCTCGCTAGACAAGCCGAGGGGGATGTCGCAAACTTCCACTATATCGACAACCTTTCTCGCGCTATACGATATCTCGGCGTGATATTGGTTGATCTTATCCCCAAAATTTATGATGCGGAGCGCGTAATTCGTATTCTTCACGAAGATGGTGAAAGCGAACTCGTAACTATTAATGCTCAATTCCAAAGCGAAAAAGGCGAAAACCAAATTTATGACCTTACCATAGGCAAGTATGATATCGCGGTTTCTACTGGGCCGTCATACAACACTCGCCGTCAAGAGGCTGCGGCTAGTATGGTAGAGATAACTCAATCTTATCCTAAGATTATGGAAGTTGCTGGCGATCTTATGGTTAAAAATATGGATTGGCCTGGTGCGTCCGATATATCTGAACGGTTAAAAAAGTTATTGCCTGAAGGGTTAGCTAAAGGTGAAGAAGGAAATGAAGAACAGCAAGTACCGCCTGAAATTGAAGCGCACATTGCTCAGCAAGATGAGATGATTGGACAGCTTACCGAAGCATTAGATAAAACGCAGGATTCTATTGATAATAAACAAGCGGAACTCGAAAGCAAAGAGCGGATCAAAAATGCCGAGCTTCAAAATAAGCTTGTTCTCGAGCAAATGAAGCAATCTGGTGCAGCAAATAATGCTATCTTGCAAAAACAGCTTAATGATATTTCTGCGCGCCTTCAGATGCTCGGAAATGATGAGCCGATAGAGCAATCTACAGAGCTGCCGCCAGCGCAATAAAGCTAGGTTTTGACATCTTCATAAAATATGTTACAATTTTGCAAATGGTACTGGATCCTAATTAAGGGCTGGAACTAAAAAAGGAAATTTAATGACTGAAAATCAAGACGTAAATGGCTCTGGAGATCAAAACTCTGATGATGCCAATGCTAATCCCAATCCCAAGCAAAGCGACCGTGACTATGTTGTTTCTGACAATAAAGATGAGAGTGAAAAAGTAGAGCTGGCTAAAAAAGAAGCTGTTGCACCTGCTAAAGATACTCAAGATCAAGGTGGAAATGATGAAGACGAAACGGACGCAGGCGAGGATAAGGGTGATAATGAAGATCAGTCGGACGATGAAGACAGTAGTCGGCAGAAAAAACGCAAACGCGGTGGCTTTCAAAAGAAGATAGCTCGCCTTGAAGACGAAAAAGAGTATTGGAGAAAAAAAGCTCTTGGTACAAAAGATCGTTCTTTGGATGAGCAGAGTTTTGATCAGAAGAAAGCTGAAGACGCGCCCGCAAATAAGCCAACACCTGAAGATTTTGAGACATATGATGAGTACTCTGAGGCTCTCACTGACTGGAAGGTTGATGAGAAGTTAAAAAAAATAGAGGAAACTCGTCAAACCGAAACAAAGAAATCTGAATTGAAAACCTCGCAAGAGACGAAAGTCAAGCAATATGAAGAAAGTGTTGTGGATGCGAGATCAAGATATGATGACTTTGACGAGGTTGTAGAAGATTATGACGGCCCGCTTACAATTGGCATGCAGCAAGCTCTTCTTGACAGCGAACTCGGGGCAGATGTGGCGTATTACATCGCGCAAAACCCGAAGATTGGCGAAAAGATGGCAGGTATGACATTATTGCAAGTTAATAAAGAGGTCGGCAGAATTGAAGCGCGTCTTGAAAATTCAACTGGTGAAGGCAAAAAATCAGCCGAGACTACTAAGAAAACATCGAAGTCACCGCCGCCGATAACTCCTGTTAAAGGCTCTTCGAAGTCAAAGAAATCACCTGAAGACCAAAGCTACGAAGAGTATTTAAACGAGAGAGAAAAAAGACGGCGGAGTTTTTAAATCCATAAACTCTAAAGGAGGACATCATGTCCAACACACTCTTGACTATCAGCCAAATTACTAATGAAGCATTGGCTGTTCTTGAAAATCAACTAACTTTCACTAAACATGTATCACGTGAGTATGACGACACATTTGCAAGGGACGGCGCAAAAATCGGACAAACAATTAATGTTCGTAAGCCAGCTCGCTTTAAGGGACGCCGTGGTCCAACTATCAATATAGAAGGATTTAACGAGACATCCGTTCCTGTTACTCTCAACCAACAATACGGTTGTGACGTCTCATTTACATCTAAAGAGCTAACACTTGACATTGATAATTTCAGTGAACGTGTCCTTAAACCACAAATAGCTACAGTCGCTAATATGATCGATCGCGATGGACTTGAGCTTTACCAGGATATCTACAATCATGTGGGATCTCCTGGAACAACTCCGAACACAAACCTTACATATTTAATGGCTGGAGTTAAATTGGACAATGAAGCTGCCCCCGTAGATGACCAGCGCACTTGTGTTATTAATCCTCTTGCGCAAGCGGTTATTTCAAATGCAAACCTTACATTGCAAAATCCTGCTAAAACAATATCTGATCAGTATCATTCTGGTCGCATGGGTCGCGCTCTCGGGTTCAAGTTTGAAATGGATCAAAATATTGTGGCGCACAAAATCGGGACTTATGCTGCGGATGTTGCAGGTGGTGCTGTTCTCGCGAATGGTGCAGTATCGGCTGGCTCTTCAATTGCTTTGGACGGCTGGACATCAGGGGATAAATTAAATGCTGGCGATATAATTACCTTCGCTGGTGTTTATGCAGTTAATCCACAAAATCGTGAAAGTACTGGTGAGCTTCGTCAGTTTGTTGTTACTGCGAATGCTACCGCTGATGGAAGTGGGAACATGAACATTAGTGTTTCCCCTTCAATTGTGCCGAGCGGACAAAACCAAACGGTTACAGGTGGGATTGCAGATAATGCGGTTGTTTCTGTATTTGGTTCTTCTGGGGTTACAACCCCACAAGGTCTAGCGTTCCATAAGAATGCGTTTACATTCGCTAGTGCAGATTTGGAACTTCCTTCTGGTGTGTGGATGGCAAAGCGCGTTACGTCAAAGCGTCTTGGTATATCAATGCGAGTTGTTAAAGCTTACGATATCACAAATGATCGTGCGCCAATGCGGATTGATGTTCTCGGTGGCTGGAAGACCCTGCGCGCTGAATTGGCTGCACGTGTTTCTGGATAAAAAAACTAACTCAAACATGAAATGGAGACCATAAAAATGGGACTTTCAACTACAACACCGATCACTGGCAGCCTAGACGGAGCATTTCCTGACGGGATTGACCCTCGCAAGCCAATTAATGTAACAGACGCCACGTTGACGCTAGGGACTAAGCACCATGGAGTTGTTACTACCTTGAACTTAGCAGCAGGGCAGGCCGTAACGCTTCCAGCATCTACTGGTTCAGGTTCTCACTTCCGATTGTATCTTGGAACAACTGTCACATCCGATACGACTATCAAGGTGGCGAACGGCGATGATGTATTGGTTGGTCAGGCAGTTAATGCGCAGGATGCGGCAAATACCGTGATTGCGTTTGAAACGGCAGCGGCCAGCGATACGATCACTTTAAACGGCTCGACAACTGGCGGGATTAAAGGTGACTTTATCGAACTAATTGACGTTGCTGCTAATACGTGGGCTGTAAGTGTCCGTGGTTCTGCTACAGGGATAGAAGCAACTCCGTTCTCTGCAACAGTAGCTTAAGTAAATTAATGCGAAGGGGGAGGCTCCCTTCGTGTTTTGCCATTTAATTAATAAAGGAAAAATGTTATGTCAGGATATCCAAAGTGGAAATATCATAAATCCAGTGAGCCTATCGTTTGCAACACCAAAGATGATGAGGATGCGTTAGAAAAAGGCTGGGCTGATAGCCCACGTGAAGCACTAGGACTTAAGAAGTCAGAACCTCCTGCTGGTGCAGCTGGAGAGCTTGCAAAATCTCTTGAAAAGGTTACAGCTAATCTCAAAGATGCCGAGCTTCTAGTT